CATCTTCACCCCAGTATCCGTAAGGATGTCCCCAGATACCTTTTATTACTCCTTTAGTTGCTGCATCAAACATATCTGAAACTGCGTGCGCTTCGGCATCAGATAAGCCAGCGAGCTGTTCAAACATACGGAACTCAACCATATCTTCAAGGTCTTCAGGTGCAATTCCTTCATTTATTAATGTTTGCCTTAGACTTTGTATCGCTTTATTCGCATCGCTAGACAAAGCTTTTCTAAACGCTCCGTCTTCATATAGATACGAGAAAGGCCCGTCTCCTGAGCCATAAAGATAATCGATATTATGGCCAAACTCATGGAACCACGTATCTCCCGCCTCGCGTTTACCGTCGTCAAACAATCTCAAGTCAATTCCGACCTTATTGCTGACCGGATCATAATACGCTTCATATGTATCGAGGTAATCAGGCGCCAAGAATCGGTGTTCATTCTTAAAGTAAAGATTGCGTGCAGTTTTGTTTGAGCGTTTAAGGCGTTTATTCAGAAGCTTCTTGTGTTCTGCTTCGAGCTTTGTATAAACGGCTTCTTTTTTATTGATACGCTTTCTTGCAAAGAGATCTCGAATTCCTTCTACTTTCTTACCTTCTCCCTCATCCTGCTTCTGTTGCCATGCGTCCCAATCATCCACAGCGGGGGCAATCTGACAGCGGCAATATGGATGGAGCGGTGGGAAGTTTACGCCCACCTGCATATCCTCGAACCTAAACGTAGATCCATTCACGCCTTCGCACTCTTCGCAGGCGCGCTCGTCATGCACAACCTCGATGGTGTAAGAGTCAAAGCCTTCACGCTTCAGCTCCTCAACCTGCGCCATGCGTGAGACGTAGGTTCCCTCGGTGTAAACCAGGCGCATGAGCGAAGACTGCGGAACATCCACGAACCGCTTCTCGAGAGCCTTTGCGATTCGCTGGTACGAGTCTCCGCGCGCGAGTGCCTTCGACATGTCCTGCGCTACGTAAGACGCGAGGGTCTCCGTGTTGTCCCAGATGCGCTGAGAGTACGACGTGTTACCCGTCCACACCGTATCAACAAAACGACGGACCGCGTCAGAGTCCATGCTGTAGAACGACCGACCAAATCCCATCGCTTCAGCCGCCGTGTTCGCACCGCGTAGAGACTGGCGCATGATGTGGTTGTCGATGCGCTGAACCACGTCTCCCGTTGCTTGGTAGAGGTGCAAGCGTGCAGACGCCTGTAAGCCTTCGAGCCTATTCAGTTGGTAGATACTCTTACGCACATCCACAATAGACTGCATATCCGGGTGCTGGCGCAAAAACTCGTCACAGTCGCGGATAAGAAGCTCGCGGTCTTTAGGGTCCATCGTCTCCATAAGGCGGCGATATTCCAGAACGCCATTCTCGCCGTAACGCTGATAGTACTCAGCAATCTCACGATTCAAGCGGCGGAGCTCGCTCTCGTAAGCGTTATGGACGCGTATCGACAGAGCGCGTTCGTCTTTCTCCATCGCTGCGTCAGCGAGTGTTTGGCGGCTGTGCCAATACGAGTCCATGTTGCTCCTTAGTTATTGTTTTCGTTCGTGCGGTCTGGGACCATCTGCGCGGCCTGCTCGGCGCGTTCATCGGCCATGCGCTGCATCTCTGCCTGTGGCGAATCAACGCACGACAGAACGGAGAGCTGCGTCTCCTCGGATGTAATGCCGGAGAGATTGCCAGCAATCTGAGACTCTTCGAGTAGGTTCGATGGTAGGTTGCGCGTGAATGTAGCGCGGACAGTGGTCCATGCCTTAGTGTCCAGGCGAGTGTTTCCTGCGTAGTTACAGAGAAGCTTCCAGCGTCTAGAAAGTGAGCGGCGGAACTTTCGCTGCTTTACTACGGCGATATCGCTCATGGCCTGCAGGCGGTACTTGATAGCAATGCCGGAGCTTGTATCGAATTTCTCGCTTGAGAGGTCTGACACCATCGACAGAACGAAGATAAGACGTTCCACGCGATCAATGAAGTTTTCTTGTGTGCCGTCTGCGTCTTGCTTAGACAGAAACTCAACGGTGACGTTTGCTGCGTCCCTTGAGTCCAGGTTGATAATGCGCGAGTCTCTCAGATTCTGCAGTGTCTCATCGTCCAGGCGCGCGCCGAGAATCTTTAGGTATGCATCAGCGTAGTACTCGACATCGTTAGCCTTCTCGGAGATTGCCTTGTTGTACGCGTTAATGAGCGACATGACGCCCTCAAACAAGCCAAGACGCTCCTCATTGTCCACATACTCAACCACAGGCACATCGTCAAAACCGTGAATGACAGGCTCACCGAAGATAATCTTCGAGCCGTCCATCACGAACGGCGTCTCGAACATGGAATCGTAAAGCGTTCCGCGGAGTGTGTCGCGTGCATTGTCAAACAAGTTATCGTCCAGCCAGAAGCGCACCGCGTAGATGATGTCATTCTCTACCGTATCATCGCGGACAACGAAGCAATTCATCGGCGTGACTGAACAAGAGCGCGCGAAGGCTTCCTCGTCGCGCCACATCAGCTCGTAGCCTGCGCCATAGATGTCCGCCAGCTTGGAAAGCTCTGCGTCTAGATCGTCGGAGTCGTTGACTGCGCTCCACACGTCCAGATACTCCGCAAACGCTTCATCGTCGGCGGGGGTGCGAATAGGAACGCCCAAGAAGTAGCCGACCATGGAGTCTACGATCTGCTTGGCAAAGTTGGCCACGAGCCTATTGTCTGGCTTGTATTCTGCCTTTTCTTTCTGGTGCAGAATGTCGTGGTCGCCCTCGTATGCTTTGCGAAGGCTGGCCAAGCGGTTAACCTGCTTTGCGCGGTAGTCCACCAAAAGCTTGCCAAGAAGCTCCGCGGTCATCTGTGTGTCCTTTGGTAGGCGGTAGCCGCCCCTTGGCTCAAACGTGGAAGCGTTTGCTCCCTTAACGTCAGCACCCACTAAATGCCTCCTCTAAATAGTCGAATGGTCGGCGCGTTATCGTGTAGGCGAATAGCGCACGAGAGGGAATCAGGCGCGTCATCGTGCTCTGCTCCCTCGGTAAAGTCCATGACTTCGTTCCAGTAATCGACGCTGGCTTCACGGACACTCTCAAGCCTGGACAGCTTGGACCAAGTGCCGCGGCCATACGTCGCAATCTTGATGAACTTGTTTGCGGTCTCTGAGTATGTATGGACGGGCAACCCGTACCCGTCGAGCTTGTCTGCCACGTAACCTTTATCCGCGTTCTTCTCCATGTACACCGTGCCAAGTCTCAGCTCACGGTGTAGCTCCAAGATGCGCGCCATGCACTTATCGACGTGCGTCTCGCGATACAACTCACCGTGGACGAATGCTTCATCGCCCACCCACTTGATACACGTGATGGCCGTACCGTCTGAACCGCCATAGGCCGCATCCACATGCATGATGCCATCGTAGAGAAGGCTCTCGTCTTTGAAGGTCTTACAGTCGCCCTCGAAGACTACGCCCTCCTCTGCCACGTGGCGCAGTTCGTAGTTAGCCGCGAAAAGTGAGTGCGTCATTGACGCCTTCAGCTCTGTGGCAGCGTCCACACTCACGAGCCCTGTAGTATCCCATGGCCACTTCTCAGCGGGCGGCATGATGGTGAACGCGTCGTCTTTATGCCACGGGGTTCCCGTGTTAATGATGCGTCCGCCGCGGTTCTTGACGTTCTGAAGCTCGCGGTAAATCTGCTTTGTGCGCTCACGTTCGGCGCGGCTCACGCGGTCACGTAGCGTGACGATGTCGTCCGTGAAGATGATGTCCCAGTGCTTACCAGTGAGCGAACCACCAATGCCGATGCCCGTCAGTTGTGGTGAGCCGGAGACATTACACGCCAGGCTCGTCGAGATTGCCGTAGAGCTTGCCGTGGTCAGCTTCAGTGGCTGGCTGTAGATGCTCTGCGCAATCTCCTGGGTGAGTGGATGCTCGACCATGCGACGGACTGCCGCGAGTACCTCCGCGACGTCATTCTCGCCTTTGCGCTGGAATCCCACGGTCAAGTCTGGACGAGTGAGCAGTATCAACCACAACGCCACCTCGACGCAGGTCGTCTTGTAAGAACCACGGTGAGACTGAAGCGTCATGTCGCCCGCGCCAAACACCATCGCGTGAATCCACCTGTCGTGGAGTCCTTCGCGCAGAAGGTCATAGCCTAGCTCATGCGCCAGGCGCACCGGGTGCTTGGCTATAAGCGTCGCGAGTGCTCTATTTGTCTCCATCGCTCTCTACCTCGTCGAGCAAGCTCTTAAACGCGGCGCTGGCTTCCTTAGCGTTGGCGGACACTTCCATCTGCTGCACTGGCTTCTGTCCGGAAGAATCGCGCACAAATTCAGCCGCGCGGACGTCTCCTTCAAGCGCCTGGGCGAGCATGGCAAGCGCCATGGCTTCGCTCGCGGTCACGTTCTTACCCGTGAGACCGGCGATGGTAGACGCTTGTGACAGCTTGCCCGGCTTCATCGGCATGGCCAAGAGATCTAGAAGAGTCTCGCGAATCTCGCGCCTGCGCTTCTGAACCGCGTTAGACTTTGCGGCGGCCTTCTTACCCATCGCGCTCAGCTCCTCTTTAGTGCGCTGACTGTTAGGCTTTAGGTTCTTCGCCGCGTTCGGATTGTTTAGTCTTGCCATCTAGCTCCCTAATAATTGACAACTCACGCTCGGAGAGGTCGAATGTATACTCTTCCACTCGTGCCTCTGCTCGTGCCTCTGCTCGTGCCTCTGCTCGTGCCTCTGCTCGTGCTAATCTGCGCGTCATGTCGCTCGACAAAAGAAAGCCAGCACCATACATCGCCTTTCGCAGTGGCTTCTGGCTTTCAAGCTGTCGAATGAAATACGTATCAGCTTTGGGAATCTCTATCGTCTCGCCTTTGCTGGATAGTCTTCCTAGGCGCGTGGCCATAAGGACACACTTCGGATAGTTGAGCTTCGGTTGCTGCTTGTTTTCTTGCTTGCATGCTTCCTCGATTATGTCCTTCAGCTCCGGCGTAGTAATTGCCGCGTTGACCGTGTCGAGGTTCGTAACGAATGAGGTGCGCACCTTGGCACCGTTAGCGTATTCAATGTTTGCAAATGTACACACCGCGCAATCAATCATGTCGCGCATGAAGATGGTGAGAGACGGCGCAAACAGAAAATACTTGATGCCGCGCTCTGTGTACCATCGACGGATGGATGCCAAGATAGAAAAAGGCGGGTTGTCTATAACAACGCAACCCTCTGGATATTCCTCGCTCTGGTAGTCTCCGCCTGGGCGGAATGGTCGGATGATTGGCGCGTCGCCTAGATCATACTTATCTCGCACCCACTCAAGCACGGCGTCATACACCGCGGGGGGGGTAAAGCAATCGTCGGTGGTCAGCTTTGGCTTGAACTTCTCAACGAATGCTTCATAGTCTTCGAGTTTTTCTTTGCTTGATGACGATACACCCATTTGTATAAACCTCTCCACTTATGCATAAAAATGAATATTGAGCTAACAAAAAAGCGCCCTCATTTCTGAGAGCGCCCGAGTCGCTTTGTTAACTTTCGTACATTCCTACGGTATCAAGATAGCACGTTTTAATATGAATATAATTGCAAGATTATGCACGATTTATGAATATTCTTCTTGCTTTATACACAGCCTAGCAATACCCACCGTGTTTGTAAACTCCAAAGAACGTTCACGCAGCTTAAACGCTTGACGCATGGAAACGTGCGCCCTCTTAGCCGTCTCCGCCCACGTGTAACCTTCGACGAAGTACAGCTGCATCACGAGGGCCGCGTCTTGGCCAAGTGCTTCACCGATTGTGTTGCACGCAGTGTAACCGTCAAGAATGACGCTCTCCAATTCGTCCAACAAACCCCCTAGAAACGCCTGTGCGGTCATTTCCGCTATGCTTACGCGCGCCGTCGGGTCAGAAGTCGAATTCTTAGCTCCTGCGCCGCTAGAAGCCTTCAGAGGCTCTCTAACGGCGTTTAACCTGTTGCGAGCGCTTTCAATGTCTTTCGCGGCCTGCCTAACACTCTCCCACCATTCCAGCCCAGTCATGCCACTACCTCGCCTTTTCCTATAATTCCTCGACCGAGAAATAGATGCCCATGATGTCAGCGTAGCCTTTGTCGAGACTCTCGCTGCAGATAAAGCGGTCGTCTTCAATTATTCCACACCTGGTCAGACAGTCTTCAAACGTCTTCAGCATGTTCGACATGTCCGGCTTTTCCGTCATGGGGGTGCCATCGGGATGTTTAGGGCTCGCAGGGAAGCACCACTTCACCACACAACGCAAAGGTCCCGTGAGTGGCTGGAAATTCTCCGACACCTTCGTGACCGACTTCAACCACACGCAAATCAGATCCTCCGCGGTCTTCAGTTCGTCCGACTTCCGGATGGCGGCGTGCATTCCTTTACCACCGCCCACGATGTACGCCACAAGGGCGTTATGCGTCACGCTCGGCGGCTTCATGGGCAAGAATGCCGACAAACGCCTTTTCGCGTCTTGTGCGGGCTCTGCGTGCCTTGTACGGCCGCCCGCGCTTCTTCTTGGGTCAACCACATCAATCAATCTCCTCATGTGAATCGTGAATCGTGAATCGTGAATCTCAGAAAATGGAACCGCGCCAATTACGCGGGCGCGCGCGGAAGAATCTTTAGCTGTGTGACGCACCACGGGCGTAGCGAAACACAT